TCATTGAAGGGGAGATTACCGATCACCCTGAGCTGGATTTAAAGCAACTGGTCACTCTTGATGGCGTAACGGCCACGTTGGAGTTAGCCAATGGAAAAGTGTTCCTGTTAAGAAATGCCTGGTATGCCGGGGACGGAAATGTCTCCAGTGAAGAGGCCAACATAACCGTTAAATTTGAAGCCGCAAATGGTGAGGAGATTCGATAATGGCAAAAGATAAAGTGAAGAGCATAACCTTAAGTGAGCCGGTTGAGCACGGGTCTGAAATCATTTCTGTACTGGAAATAAAACCGCCTAAAGCGAAACACCTGCGCAGTATGCCATTGGAACCCAATACAGGTGACCTGTTGAATTTAGCCGCAAAACTCGCAGGCCAACCACCCTCGGTGATTGATGAGCTGTCCATGAAAGATATGACAGAGGTGTTAACCGTTGTTGGAAATTTTATCGACGCTGGCCAGTAGACTGGCGTCAGGCGATAGGGTTGTTTGCCTATCACTTTCATATTCAGCCACCCCATTGCTGGGACATGGAGGTTGATGATGTTCAGTTCTGGGTGGAAAGATTAAAGGAGATTTCTAAGTTGTAGTAGCTCAGACTTGATCTGACAGTTACCCGTTTTTTACGGTGACTGTTAGTTTAGATTTGAGCTAAATTCTTTTCAGCCCAAACCGATTTCCCATCCAGCATTGTTTCATGCGGTGTGCGACCACAGCACTTCTTGCCTTGATGAGTTCGTTCATTGTTATAGTATTCGATCCATTCGTCCAGATCTTTTTGCAATTCCTCCATATTTGAGTAAAGTTTTTTCCTAAATGTAATTTGATAAAATTCATTTAATATCGTTTTGTGGAAGCGCTCGCAAATGCCATTTGTCTGCGGCGACATCGCTTTTGTTTTAGTATGATCTATGTCGTTAATCGCGAGATATAGCTGATAATCGTGGTGATCTACACGGCCACAATACTCGGTCCCTCTGTCGGTTAAAATGCGTAACATAGGCAGATCATATTGCTCAAAATAGGGCAATACCTTGTCATTGAGCATGTCAGCTGCAGTGATCGGTGTTTTGGTTGTGTAGAGCTTTGCAAAGGCGATTTTACTATAAGTATCAACAAAAGTTTGCTGATAGATTCGCCCCACACCTTTCAGGTTGCCCACGTAGAACGTGTCTTGCGAGCCAAGGTAGCCAGGGTGTTCGGTTTGAATTTCACCGCACGCCTCATCATCATGTTTTTTCTTTTCAAGTGCGGCCACTTGTGCATCACTCAAAATAATTCCATCTTTAGCCACTTTAGCTTCAAGTGCTTTGAGGCGTTTTTTAAAATTTTCCAAGTCATTACGTAACCAAATAGAACGCACACCACTACCCGAAACAAACACACCTTTTCGGCGTAATTCGTTGCTTGTGCGGTGCTGGCCGTGTGCGGGTTGCTCTACTGCGTAAGCGATGACAGCTTGTTCCGTTTCAAGATCAACTCGGTTCTTTACGTTGGGTGTTCTACGGCTTTTATTGATGAGTGAGTCAAGATCACCATCTGCAGCCAGCTCTTGATAGCGATAGAATGTATCACGTGATACACCCATGACTTTGCAGGCTTTAGATACATTTCCTAGCTCTTCAGCTAAATTTAGTAAACCTGCTTTGTGTTTTATGATTGGATTGTTAGTATGTAGCATTGAGAGTTACCTTTTGTTTTGAATTAAAGATTCGACACCTTTATCAAAACGGGTAACTCTCTTCTAGTCAAGCTGAAGTGTCAGATTAGGTCTGAGCTAATACATCTAAGTTGTAGTACATCTAATCTAATCGGTTCTTAACTTTGTTTACGATGGGGGACACGTTTTAATTTTTTAATAACGTCGGTGGTCAGTGGTTGCGCATCAGGGTCTGCTTTTGCTCTGCGTAGCGCTTCTTCATCACTCATTGCACGAACAAAACTAACATTAGGTACCGGTTTTGTTGGTGCTCCAGCAATATGCATTTTATGTGTTTTTTTACCCATTTTTCAGGTGCTCATTATTATCACGGTTTGGACGTCTTATTTTAAGATGTTTAATGTCCTCTTCAGTGAGAGGTTGTGCATCGGGGTCAGATTTTGCCGCATTTTCAATCTGCTCCTCAGTCAACGCATCCGCTTCTGAGTAGTCGATATTGCTATCATCAAACGTGGCACCCGGCTTGTGTTCCCGTGTCATTGTTTTTCCCATGTCATTCACCATTGGCTGTCGTACAGTCGGCATTCCTGTTTCGTTGCCTTACGTACTGAAATTAGTCGAGTTGTATAGTGTCCTTTCATAGTATAGACAACATACAATATTTGAGTTTTATGATCTCGCCCTATTGAGATATAACGCTCTTCATTATAGGCCTCACGTGTATCTTGAAAATCGATACATTGAGGGTCATCAAATACCGTGATACCGGCCTCTAAAGGCAATTTGTGCTTGTTTTTGTTGATTTTGTCTTTTTCGTCATCCCATTCGAAATTCATTGTGCGCTCATTCGTGTTTGGCTGTTTTGTATATACCCATTTTACATCAATTCCGGCGTGAACGGCTAAGAGAAATAGTAAAACTTCGTCAATAGCCTAAAGGGTAATATCTATGGCAAAACGCCCCGTCCTATCAGTTGTGGTCTCCGCAATTGACAGGATCACTGCGCCCATGCAAAAGATCAATCGAAGCATCCAAAAACTCTCCCGTCCCATTCGCATCGTTAATCGCTCCCTCAGACACCTGAACAAAGCCGCAGGCCTAGATAAATTCATACGCTCCCTTAAATGCGCCCGAACCCACGCGGGTAATGTCGCCAGCAGTATTGGCGGGGTGCTTAAAAAACTTGGGCTGATAACCGGGGTTGCCGCCGGTGCAGGCATCGCATTGATTAATAGCTTTGCCACCGCCGGGGATAAAATTGATAAAACCGCACGGCGATTAGGATTTGGTAGTCAGGCATTACAGGAATGGCAACACGTTGCTGAACTCAATGGTGTCTCTCAGGATTTATTTAATAACTCATTATCCGCATTTGGTAAACGTTTAGGGGAGGCCAAAGCCGGAACCGGTGGACTGACAACCCTGCTTAAAAAAGTCTCGCCTGCGTTATTAGAACAACTCAAAAGTGCCAGCTCGGTTGAAGCCGCTTTTAATCTTTATATCAATGCCGTCGGTAAAATTACAGATGAATCTAAAAAAGCTGCGTTAACCTCAGCGGCTTTTTCACGGGCAGGTTTACCGCTCACGAATATTATGAACGCCGGTGCAAAAGCCATTGCCCATCAGCGTGAAGAAAAACGTCGCTTAGGGTTAATTGATAACGCCGGCATAAAATCCGCTGCAGATTATAAAGATCAAATGTTTCAGTTAAGTGAAGCGTTCGCCGGGGTGCGCAATGTGGTGGTGGGTAAAGTGCTGCCCGTGTTTAATGTGTTGATTGGTCGTCTGACCAGTCTCATTGTCAAGATGCGCCCCCAAATAGAACAATGGGCAAAAGGCTTCGCACAAAACTTACCACAACGTTTACAAAAAATATGGCAGGGCTTTAGGCAAATGTTGGATGCAATTAAACCCATCATTACCTTTGGGCGCTGGTTAAGTCAAAACGTCGGGCTGATGAATGCGGTACTTGGCGCACTCGCGGTAATCATTGGCGGTTCACTGGTCAGTGCGCTGTGGTCAGCGGTGTTAGTGGTAAAGGCATTAGGGTTAGCCATGCTCGCCACCCCCGTGGGCTGGATACTGGCTGCGATTGCCGCGATTGCAGCAGCGGTTTTTTTAATCATAAAAAACTGGGAACCGATTAAAGCTTTTTTTAAATCAATCTGGTTGGATGTAACCGGCACATTTTTTACCAGTGTTGAAAACATCAAAGGGTTTTTTAAGGGGCTTTGGGATGGCGTTTCGCAGTTGTTTGATAACGGCATTAACACTCTCAAGGATAAGCTCTTATCCATCACGGATATTTTACCGGAGTTTGTAAAAGAGCAACTGGGATTAGACGCCAGTATTACCCCCAACTTAAATGCGAACCAGATCGGTGGCCAACTTAATGCATCACAAACACGCAATGAATCCACCATCAAAGTGCAATTTGAAAATGCCCCCAAAGGCACACGGGTCGACTCCCTTTCGGATAACAACACGGACGTTAATTTAGATTTAGGCTTTTCAATGATCACCCCCTGAGGAGAATACAATGGCATGGCGAGATGAGCTACAACCCGCCAGTTTTCGTGGCGTATCGTTCAAGGTCAACACATCTGATTTACAAAGTGGTCGACGGGTTGTTGAACATGAGTACCCGCAACGGGATGTGCCCTTTGCTGAAGATTTAGGGCGACAGGCGCGAGCCTTTACCCTGGAGGCCTTTGTGTTGGGCGCAGATTACCTCGCCCAAAAAAATGCCTTACTCGATGCCTGTGAAAGTGCAGGGCCGGGGGAGCTGGTTCATCCCTACTATGGTTCACGTCAGGTACTTTGCACATCGGTGCGCATTCGTGAGGCGATAAATGAGGGTGGGGTGGCGCGTTTCTCGCTCACCTTTAACGAAGCCGGCCAACAACAATTTCCAACGGCGACAATAGATTTGCCGGCGGCGGTTGAAGTGCAGGCAGCTGCAGTTCTCAATGTAATGGAAACATCATTTGCGGAACAGTTCAGTGTACTGCAACAGCCCCAGTTTGTTTTAGATCAGGCCGTAACATTCATGGACGCGTCCATCACACAAATGCAAACCCTAGAGGACAGTATTCTAAATCCGATTGCTGATGTACAGCAAAGCATTAATGATTTTAAAAGTGCAATAGATAACCTCATGGCCACGCCGGGGCATATGGCCAATCGCTTTAAACAAACACTGGGTGCCTTAAGCGGTTCATTAACCCGATCTCCTGAATCCATTGCTGCATTACAAACATTAGCGACCCAGTTTATACCCAATGACACGGCACCAGTGATCACCCCCTCACGCAAACAGGCACAAAACAATCAACGCGCGCTCAATCAACTAGTGCAGGGCATGGCCTTAGTAGAAACGCTACGCCTGTCCAGTGGTGTTGCGTTTGATAGTTTTGAAGATGCAATTTCAGTGCGTGTTCAATTGTTAGCACGCGTTGATGCATTAGAACTGGAGGCGGCTGATGATGTGTTCTTAACCCTGCAGGCAATGCGCAGTGCGTTTAGTCAGGCGCTACCCTCACCTGATCAATCATTGCCCCGAATCGTTGAATACGTACCGACGCAAACGCTGCCCGCCCTTGTCATTGCTTATGATGTGTATGGGGATGCAACACGGGAGTCTGACATTATTAATCGCAATAAAAATAAAATAGCGCATCCGGGGTTTGTCTCCGCCGAACAGGCACTTGAAATTTTAGTGGGCTCATAACCATGTCGCGTGTTGTTTTATTTATCAATGGCCAGAAATACACGGGCTGGCAAACCGTGCAGATCACTAAAAACTTACAGGCAGTGTCAGCCGGTTTTACGTTAAGTGTTTCGGATAAGAATAACGCTTTGATAAAACGCTTACCCAGCCATTCTGTTTCAATCAGGCCCGGCGATGCGTGTGTCATCGAGCTGGAAGGTCAGCGTTTGATTACGGGTTACGTTGATAAAGTCAGTCCCTCATTCGATTCAACTCAACACAGTTTGAGCATTTCCGGTCGGGATAAAACCGGTGATTTAGTCGACTGTTCAATTTTGAATACACCGGGTGAGTTTAATCAATTAAAACTCGATCGTATCGTTTCGATTTTGTGTAAACCCTTCGAGATTGCGGTAAAAGTTAAAACGGATGTGGGGGAACCCATAGAGGTGTTTTCCATTCAACCCGGAGAATCAGTATGGGAAGCGATTGAACGGGCCATGCGGTTACGGGGCGTGTTGATCTATTCGGATGGTTTTGGTGATGTGGTGATCATCAATCGAAAAAAGACGCGTACCGCAACGGCATTAATTCAAGGCGAAAATATACTCTCTGCCAGTGCCGAGTTTAACCACAGTGATCGCTTTAGTGTGTATAAAGTAGAAGCGACATCACCGTGGTCGGATGATCTGCCCGCTGAATTGGCCAATGCCATAGAAGGGATCGCTAAAGATAAAAACATCTTACGTTACCGGCCCAAAATAATAAATGCGGAAGCGGCGGGGTCAACCGCACAGGCACAAACCCGTGCGGGGTGGGAAGCAGTGGTTCGCGCCGGGCGCTCGGGAACGTATCAGATTACCACACCCGGCTGGACGCAGGTTAATGGTGAGTTGTGGTCGGTAAATACATTGGTGCCAGTTAAAAGTGACTGGCTCTCGATTGATGGTGACTTATTAATTACTGGGGTGACGTTTTCAAAAAATAATCAAACCGGCACCACAACACAATTGTCATTAATGCGCCCGGATGCGTTTGAGCCTAAGCCTGAAATACCCCCTAACAGCGATACATGGAACCTGGTGGGAGTTTAAGCCACGAGTCATAACCTTCAATAAAAATCAAAAATACACCGGATGAAAAAAGATGCTTCGTGGGATTAAAAAAATGCTGGAGCCATTGCAACGTCGCGTGATGTTGATGATTGCACCCGCCATCATTACGGCGGTGAATGACAGCCAGTCCATTCAAAAGCTACAAATTAAACTGGGTAAAGACGAAGTACGGGAAAACATAAACCACATTCAGCAGTATGGGTTTACCTCGCACCCCAAACCACAAAGTGAATGCGCGGTTATTTTTGTGGGTGGCAATCGTGATCATGGCTTAGTGATAGCGGTGGATGATTCGCGCTACCGCTTAAAAAGTATGGGGGAAGGTGAGGTTGCACTTTATACCGATGAGGGCGATGTGATTCATCTTAAGCGTGGTAACAAAATAGAAATTAAAAGCGCAACGTCCGTGACAATTGATGCACCCGATACAACCATAAGCGGGAATGTATCAATAGACGGTAACGTCAGTATCGCGGGTACGACAGCGGTCGAGGGTGCATTGTCATCGAGTACATCGGTTGCTGATTCAACCGGTTCCATGCAGGCCATGCGTACAATCTATAACGGGCATAAGCATGGTTCCTCTGCTGGGCCTGCACCTACTATGTAGT